GCTCGCTCAGTCACCCTGGTCGTGATCTCTTGGCCGACAGCAAGCCCAATAGCGTTTGGGGTCCAGCAGTAAACCAACTCGTCGCTAGAACTGTCCGTCGAGAGGGTTTCATACCGGATGAAGGAGAACCCCATGAAACTATTGACCTTGCCCTGGACCAGCGCGAATACGTCGTTGTAATCGCGGCTCTGGACCTCGGTTTCGGAAAGCAGCTTCGACAACTGTTGAGCGTTGGCAACGCAGAAGAGAGGCGCGTTGTCATCGATCTCGCCGTTCGACATGAGGATCTTCTTGGCAGCGATGAGCTTGCCGACCGAGAGGCCAACGTCACCCGAGCCAGAATCGTAATCATGGTTGTTCACGGCGACTTGCTGGGCGGCGGGAAAGGACACACTTGACGCAGAATCGTCCTCGTCCATTGAAGTGGCGTTGCCACCCATGGCCGAGTAGATGCTGGAATCAAACTGACGGCCAGCAGCCCAACCCGCGTTGACCGCATAAGGGCCCTCGGGATCAATGAGCAGCTTGACACGATCAGCGTTGTCGATCAGGTCAGCCCAAACATAATCGTTCAGGGTGACGCGCCGACGACTGTGTGGCGTGTTGATGAGCGGGGTGTCTTGATGACGGGAAGTGCGGGCCTGAACGGCAGTAGCGCCGATCCGCTCAAAATAGCCAGCCTTTCCCTTCAGGAAATCGGGGTCAGTACGAACAGCATTGCGGAGCCGTGAGCCCTGCTGCTGTGCGAGCATGACCACGTTGTCCTGAAACTGTTGCACAAAGGCAACTGTGATTTCCGTGGACATCGGGATCTCTCCGATTTGGTTGAAGCCAAATGTTTATCGGAGAGTAACCCGGAAACCCGGACCCTTCCTTGACTGATAACGCTCAGTCCCGACGACTACTCTTGGTAGCCAGCACGGACCCTGCAAAGCAGAGTAACCCGGAAGAGTCTTATCCCTAGACGAATGAAAAACTTATGTCAAGGGCAATTGTTTTTTTACAGGTCCATTTTTGACGTACTGAAAATATTCCTCTGCCTTTTCTGTGGCAGCAAGAATCTGTGAAGCCGACCCGTGAACATGGGCCAGCTTCAAGCATTCCAGTCGGATGAGTTCATCAGTTAGTGGTTTGGGAAAGGCCGCATCTTTCGATGTTGGGTTCTTCATGCGGCTTCAGTCCCGTGGATAACCTCATAGAGCTTGGCTGCATCAAGGACAGCTTGCTGATGCTCAGGGTGTTGCAGATCAAAGTAAGCAGAGTCTTTTCCACCGCTGCGGATCTCGGCCAGCTTGGCTTTCGCATCTTCAACACTCACGCCAGCCATGCCGCCACCTCCACCATCTCCACCAACGGAGTTTTCAGAAATCATCCCACCAATCTTGGCAAATGCCTTAGCCAGTGTCGAATTGCTGGCGACCAGGGCATTGAGCCCAGCATGATCCTCTTCAGCAAAGAAGCCAGTGATTGCCCTATTCACAGCACCAGTCTGTGCTTCATAGGTCAATCCCCATTCTGTGCGTAATTCAGCTGCGGTGCGCTCAATGTCAGCAGCATCAGTGGCCTCCATGTCACCGCTCTGCTCTGCGACACTAGCCATCTGATGATTCAGAATACCTTGCGCCTGAGTCGGCGTAAGACCAAGAGCGTGAGCCGACGCCTTAAACGCCCCTACAGCCTCCTCATCGTATTGATGACCCTCAACCTCTGGAAGCTCAAGTTCGTACTCTGCGGCGCTCTCAGGGCGTCCCAGCTTACCCCACAGACTGTTCCAAGCCTCTCCTGAAGATCGTCCATCTGGGATTGCCACCATTCCGCCCACTTTGGACTTGGTGTCGATGTACGACTTAGCCAGACCTCCGACATCTTTGAAATCGGCAAGGGATGCGTTGTCGCGCATGTCTTCAGGGAGTTGTTCATGCCATTCAGCCATTTTTCATTTCCTCTAAAGCAACGTCTTTAATTTCAAATCCTGACTTCCGACAGATTCGTAGGACCATGTCACGCTGACCTTCCCTGAATGCTGTGTCACAGGGATCGGAACCTTGTTTGTGGCTGATCCGAAGTAGGTGGTTGCGGATAAGGTCTCGGATGACGTTTTCGCCATGAATAGTCGAGAAGGCATTCACGTAAGCCTCATCACGATGCTTGACCTCTTTTTCGTTCACGCTTGTGGGTTCCTCACGGCATCAGCCTGTGCTGCCTGGAGGTCAGCCTTGGACGTATCAAGGCCAAGCTGGGCTTGCTGCTGCTGCTGTTGCTGCTGTGCGCGAGCCTGACGGGCCTCAGTCAAAGCCGCTTCATCACGAAGCACCGAATCATCAACATCCAGCTGCTCTGACACAAAACGAGCCACAGCATCGGTGTCGAGGATGTCCAATATCGTTGGATCTACTTGCGCCAAGGGTACCAGTGTCTCAACAAGACGCTGAATGGAACTGATTTCAGATTGGCGTTCCGCTCTCGCAAGGGGGCCTGTGTACTGAACATCGATTTCCGTTCTGTCGGATAGAGCCTGGGGGATCTCACCCAGAGCGCCAGCACGAAGCATGATGCTAAACACCCGCTGGATGAGCGGATTCAGAAACTCTGTCTCAAGCCGACCTAGGGTTGGCCCTAGGACACGCTGCATAAGCTCAACGCGAGTGCGGATTTCCTCTGCCGTCATCCTGTCGGACTGAGGGAGTTCCAGTTGGTCAACGAAGAATGATTGTTTGATCCCCTGACGTAATTCCTCCAGCTTGATCCGGCCAATGTCCGGTCTGCCACGGAATTCGTAGAACCACAGGGCATCCTTGTCCCTGACGGTGGTCCCCTTGCCTGGGTTCAGATTGACCTTGCCCACCACGCCATCATCTTCCATGAACCAGGGAGGATCGATATGCTTGGCCCAAGCCTGAAGCTCAAGCTCAGTGGCCTTGTTCAAGACCTTCAGATCGGGCAACGCCGTGCTGCCAGGGCCTCGTCCGTACTTCTCACCAGCATTCTTGGACCAACGGGGCAGGAAAGCAGGGAACTCCTCGTAGCCTGACTCCTCTAGCTTCTTCTCACCCGTTACACTGATGTAGATCGACTGCCACGGCATCTCGGTAGACGCAGGGCTATCCTTCTTGCGGCTCGCTCGCGGCCTGATCCAGTGAAGGAATTTCCATGTGTGCGTCGGATCTTTCTTGTCAGCGTCAACAATCTTCTTCGGCAGCTTGTCAGCACCGAACCGCTCTATGGCTTGAGCCGCTGTGAAGTTGATTTCGATACACATACTGTTGCCGTGACCCTCAGCATCCTCTTCAAACACGTATGCTTGTATTGGATACGAAGTAAAGACGAGTCCGTTAAAAGATTTGTCTCCCTTAAGCTCCTCACACAGCATTCCACCTGTTCCGAAACCCGAGATGTCAATATAGAACTCATGGCTTTGGCTATGGAAGTTTGATGCATTCATCGCTCTCCACATTTTCCGTGAGGCCAGCTGAAGCCAATCAATAACCTCTTTGTCCTCGCCAGCTTCGTCACCCTCCTCCAGCTTCAGACTAAACCATCTGAAAGCACGGCTCGTTAGAGTGCCTTGGAGATTTGCAGACAATATCTCGTGGCTGTGAATCCCCACAGAGGCGAATCGCTGCTTCTGCTTTTTCTCACCAGGGGTCCGACGCACGGTAATATCGGACTTCCGAGGAATCAGGTGGTCCCCAATCTCCTGCCAGTGAGCTTCCCAGGTGTTGCGTCGTCCAACGTGGAGCGCGTTGAAGCGTTTGATGAGGGCTTTTACTTCTTCTGAGGTCGTTGCCATTGCCTAGTCCAGTACGTTAAAGCCGCCGTCTGACATGGTCGTGGCAGATGCGGGGCCATTGGAACTGGAGGAAGGCCGACGAGCATGATGCAAGCTCATCGCTAAGTACCTGGAGGCGTCCATGAGATCGTCCCGCTCCTTGACGATCTTGCCGTCTTTGCGGTGGTACAAGCGAAATTCCTCAAACCAATCATTAAGGTGGGCAGCAACCTTAAGTCGGCCAGTCTCCATACGATCAATCATTATGTCAAGACCGGCCTGAACTGAGATACCTCCGTCTTTGTGCTGTGCGTGGTCCTTCATCATCCTCAGACCGGCCTTGCGCCAGATCTCGGAGACAGGTTTTCCTGAGTTCTTGTCGTGCTTGTGACCATCGTGGGGCCACGCTATCGGGTAGCCCTTGGGCTTGGAGCGCGCCAGGAAGGCAGCATGGTGGGTGGCGGCTGTCACCTTGCTCTGCCGATAGACGTCATGGATGTAGACGACATCCGAATCCATGTCGTAGCGAGCCCAGACCCCAGCCGTGGGATGGTCCCACTCGCTGAAATCCACGGCGGCGATGCAGCGGAAGTGATCGGGAAAGCCGCCCTTCAACTGATCGTGGGTGTATTTGATCTGGTCCTCACCTATCGGGAACACCCGACCAGAGCCCAGCATTGGGATACCCTTGGTGCGAGCCTCAAGCTCCCATTCTGGGTACTGGGCTTCGATGGTCTTCCGCATCTCGGCGGTATAGTGGGCTGCATCCTCCAGGGTCATGATTACGTGGTAGCGATCCTCACCGGTGCCCGCTTTCGGGCTCAGGAATCGCATCACAACATGGCTCATGCCCAGCAGGGGCGTGAGGGTCATCAGGATCGGGGCCATCGTGGTGTTGGTACGCGTCAGGCCCTCTGTGTAGATCTCTAAGGGGGGTTCTTCATCAAACCAGATGCCGCCGTCCAGAGTCTCGCCCTGCCACTTCTCACGGCCCTTCTCGTAGGACTTGAACCAGAGGAAGCTGTGCTTGCCGCTCTCGTGCTTGACGACCACGCTATCCAAGAGATCAGGGGCGCCACGAGCCAGCTGGACGTCTTCGATGCACTCCAGGGGGATCATGCCAGTGCCGTATTCACGCTTCTGGCCCATGAGGATGCGCTGCGGGTTGTCTCGCGTTGATTCGCCAGTCACACCAGAAGCCCACCACTTATTGGCTTTGGGATTGATGTAGCCGTCCCAGCCTTCTGGATACCGGCCTGTCATGTGGATGGCGACCTCGCCGCCAGCGCACCATGTCTTGCCGACTTGGTTGGCTGCGATCAAAGCTCGTTCCCGATAGAACTTGCCAGCGTTGTGGAAGTCCATCTGCTTCGGGTAGGGCTTGTAGAGGGCGAGGATGTTGTGATCGGCAAACTGCTCTAGCAGCGCCATCGTGTGCTGAAGCTCTCCCAGCTTTTCCTGTTGAGCTTCGGTAAGGTTCATGCCGCTGCGGGGGCCTCATAAAGCTCGCAAGCCTTCTCATCCAAAACGACAACAGACTTGCTCGGCTGGATCTTTCCAGTCTTGCCACGGAAGATCTCTGTCTTACTCACCATCCGGTAATGGTTGTTTACATAGAGGCGATGGTTACCGACTGTGAAGGACGCAGGGCTCGGCGGGAACTGGGGGTGGTAGCAGCGTTGGTGGATGAACTCCTTGCCTTCGATGGGCTCATGCTCGACAGGGTTGTCTTCGATGACGACGGCGTGGACGCAGCCAGAGCAAGTGAGTTCAGACATGAGCTAGGCTTTCGGCAAGGCGCTGGAGTCGCCATCAGGGTATAGCGGAGCGTCCTGATGGACCTTACGAAGCCCGTCAGGGTTCCGGGTGGCCTGAACCTCTGCCTCTGAGGGAATGCCGTCAGGAGCGTAGCACCAAACCCGCTCGTCTAGATCGTTGATCGCATAGATCCACTTCGGGATGGCGTTCTCGGGAGTGGACCGGATCGGGTCAGGCGGGCCTAGCATCATGCTGAACCCGTCCAGGGTCGTCATCAGAGCTTGCATCACGAATCCAGCAGCAGCGCCAGCAGGGTTGGTCACAAGTCCAGGCCGTTCCTCTGCGACAGGCCCCTCAAAGACCTGGGCTGGCTCGTCACGGATCTCACGAATGGTGTTGTTCATGCTAGCTCCGGGGGCTGTTCGCGTTCCAGTTCGCCGTGGAATGGACGCCAAGGACGCTCATCACTCGACCGCATGACGCCCTTGTAGATCCTGGCGTCGTCCATAGCCTCGTAGTGGCCGTATGGGGCGTAAATGTCCAAGCCACGATTGTACAAAATGAGCCGGATCACAGCTTCGGTGTACTCGGTGCTGTCAAAATCTCCAGCAGCCTGGAGAACCTCAGCTTCGGTCAGTCGGATGGAGATCGGCTGGCTCATGAAAACACCCATACCCCCTTCGGACTTTCATTGTCAAGCGTCCACAATCATCGCAGTCAGAGCCCAAATCCAAATAAACAAAAAGAAAAGCCCCCCTCAGACTCCCCTAAAAAGAAAAAAAACAAATAGAGTTCTTTTAGTATAAGAAGTAGCAAAGAATGTGCCAGAAACAATTCCCCTACTTAAGTTCTTGCAATACCTCACAAATCACCGTCCTTCCAACTACTCAACTATCGGAAAGACCGGAAAATATCCACAATATCAAGGGTTTGCCGCAGTTATTCGTTTCGGCAGCTTTTTCAGGGCGAATGTAGAGTGGGGTATCCTAGGCCTGACTGAGATTCACTTGGGGGGACCGTACCCCGTCAAGGGAGAGCAGACAAAAAGAGAAAAAGACGTCACGATTGTCATTCCAATTGTGGAACTGAAGATGCGTTGAGCTTCTCGACCACAGCCTCTGGTCCATCTGTGAATATGTCCTGCAACAAAGCAGTCGCCTTCTCCCTCAACTGCTCAGGCGTGAGGTCACTCGTGTCCTGCGTGACCGAGAGTATCCGCTCGACAGGCTTGAACCCTACCCTGTCCATCAAGTCCTTGGCCGCATCAAACCTCACCTTCTCACTACGAGCAGACGTTGCTAGGTCCACCAATACCTTCAACATCTTCGGCCCATATCCGCTCATTTTCTGCCGTGTTAACTCGAAGATACGAGCCTGTATGTGCGGCAACTTTACCATCCGATGCGCCTCTACCCTCCCATCGCCATGATAGCCAGCGTCCCTCGCCGCTTGCGCCCCTTCTGATCCATTTGTTACAAAGTTGGCACAAAAGGCCTCTTGCCTGTCGGTCAGTGTAGCCATATCAATAGCCTCTCATTGCTCCTAGGATGCCCTGTGAGGCGTATCTTGGATAGTGCCCTAGGTCAAGGACCTGCGCCGTCGCTTCGCGCTTAGGGCCAACGATAGCCCTAAGAACCCATCGCCAGCATTCTGCTGGACCCGACAAACCTCATGCCGGTTTGAGCGGCAGTCTGTATCGCCAGACAAGCACTCTAGAAAAGACAAAAGGAAGTGGACGCCTTACGGCGTTGATAAGGGGACTTTGCGTCCCCTTAAGAACCCCGCACCGAATACGAATTCGGAAGGTCGCCCCGGTGCAGACCGGGGATAGTCTGCCAGATGCAGATCTGGATAGTCTGCCAGCATTCTGCTGGACCCGAAAAGCGTATCGCCGCTTTAGCACTCTAAAGGACAAAAGCTCATGGTCTATCGGGATGATAGTTTCGAGACAGGATTGCCGTGTACGATGCTTCCCGCAGTTCAATTGCCAAGAAAGTGTTTTGAGATGATCTGCGGTCAACATCCGTACCCGTCCATGAGTTCGTGAGTGAGGCTCTAGAGTGGTCGTCGCTCCGCTCCTCCCAGCCATTCAATAAGTGTTTCTTAAGCAGCACCGGATCTCCGCTTCGCTGCGACGCGGTGTAATGAATTGAATGTCTAGTCTTGGTCTTTTGGTTTGGTGAGTACGGTGGCAACCACTCGCGCTCATCCGCTTTGCTCGACACAGCGCGTTCCGCGCATTCCGCTTGGGTCGGTCTAGTGTGAGTTATTCTGTGTGGGCTCAGGCTAATCACCCGTCCAGCCATGTAGGGACCGCTACGCGGACTTATTGTTCCGTCGCCAAGCGGCTCCCTCATATGGCTGACTAATGAGGACCGCCCCGCGCTTACGAGGATGAATTATAAAATAATAGGTGCATTTCTACCGCTCCCAAGTGGTCGCCAGCTAGCTGTTCACGTTCACGGCTACGTCTTAGGCTCATTCGAACCAAGCCTCATTCGCCTAATTTCTCGGCTGCGCCTTCAAAGACTTCCATCCCATCGGCCTGTCACCCGGTCCCTTCCGATCACTCAAATCTGCCCTAGACGGGCAGACCGTTCGCAAGGGCTCTCTTTTAAGCAATCTCCAGGGCTGCGGGCTCACTTGGCCCCAAGTCAATTTGCTTCAGAGTGCAAATTGAGATCACTGTCTGGCATTTGTCGGGGGAAGTCTTTGGTCACGGGCGAGTCGCTATTCCCTATCATTTTCTAATCCATCCTCGTGCTCCTGTCTGAAGGTTAAGTAAGGCTAAGGCTTTGCTTACGCATACGGGCTTCGCCCGGACCCAGTCAGATTTGAAATCTGACAGCAACTCTAGTTGGAGCATGAGATATGCCACAGGTGCTTAATAAGCGAACCGGCGAGCCCGCTGGTTCGGTCTATGTAGGACGGCCCACGATTTGGGGCAATCCTTTCACAATCGGGAAGGACGGCACGAGGGCTGAGGTGGTTCTGAAATACTCAGCTTGGCTCAACGAACGGCCTGAGCTTAAGGCGAAGGCCAGAGCTGAATTGCGGGGCAAGGATTTGGTGTGTTGGTGCGCTCCTGCGCTTTGCCATGCACAGGTCTTGCTTTCCGTCGCGAATCGCTGACGCGACCCTTAACAGGGAGTTCTGGGGGGAAAGAGTCCCCCCAGACCCCCTCAACTTCTGGAGTATTGGATATGGCTATCGTTAATATTTACACGGGCGTTGGTGCCCGCACGACTCCTGCCGACGAGCTGGAGTTCATGACGCGGTTGGCCCGTCGCCTAGCCGTGAATCATTGGGCTCTCCGGTCAGGCGGTGCCAAGGGTGCCGACACCGCGTTTGCCGAGGGCGCGGGCTTGGCTTGCATTTATCGGCCCGAGGATGCCACTGAGGCCGCGATGGAGCTTGCGGCCAAGCATCACCCTGCCTGGGGCAAGTGCAGCCCTGTGGCGCGACGTATGCACGGGCGTAATTGCTTCCAGGTGCTGGGGCCCAAATTGGATAGCCCCAGCGCCATGCTGATCTGCTGGACCAAGGATGGCATGGGCCGTGGCGGCACCGGTCAGGCCATTCGTATCGCCCGAGCTTACGACGTCCCCGTCTTCGACCTGGGGGGAAATCGTGCCGAGGCTATCATCGGCATCAAGGCCATCGTGGACGCGGCCAATCGCTGACGCGGCCACTCGCGTGGAGCGCTGGAGGGGAAAGATCCCCTCCAGACCTCCTACTTACTTAGAACCCAACCTGGAGAAACCTCATGGAAAAACCTTGTGAACATTGCGGAATACCAATGCCTTCCGACGAAGACGCATACCTTTGCTATGCCTGTCTGGAAGACATCACCGACGAACACGCTGATGAACAGGAGGACTGAACATGTATCCAAGCAAGCCAACCGATCCCGTCGCTGCCATAGCGCCATCATCACGCACAAACCAGCTTCTCGACATGCTTGACGAACTGGACGCAGATGATGAGCGGAGAGCAGAGATCGAACGAGATCTGTTTGTTGAAAACGTCTACGCAACCTAACTGGAGAAAACATCATGAGCATCAAAGATTACGAACGTGTCCGCAAAATGCACAAACGCATCTGCGACAACGACGAACTCCGTCGCTTCTTCCGTGACCGTGACGACCGCATCGACGGTGCCACCGTCATCGTTGCCGGGATCAAGGAAATCACCGACTACGAGATCGACATGAGTTTCATTCTGTCCTCCGTCCAGCCCTTCCAGGTCGAAGAATACCCTCCCATCTGGGTCAACGACGCACTGGCCCGGATCACCCGGAGGATGGTCAGCACCTACCGACTCCTGACCGAATCCAACGGTAACTGGGAATACCGTCGCAAGGAGATCTCAGCCGAACTGAACCGGCTGAGTATCTGCGCTTACATCGAAGACCAGACCTCTATCGATCTCATCGACGCCTGGAGCGACGAACAAGAACGGCTCTACGAAGAAAACTTCGCCTAGAGCTGACGACCTGGGATGGTGACGATACCGCCGCGTCACCATCCCTTACCTTTCAACGGCGGACTGGAGAAACGCTTATGTCTACCGCACAGGAAATCGCTGCCGAGATCTTCACCGACACCGACCGCTCTGACGCCGACCGTCACTTTCAGGACATCCAGGCCCACGAGCAGAGCCAGCTGGCCGAGGAACTGGACAAACTCGACCTCTTCGACCGGCAGGAGCTGGACTTCGTGGCCTACGAGGAAGCCGTCATCCGCGACTACGTGGACCAGTACCCGACCGACCCCTACTG